CTCAATCTTTAAAAAACTTGATACGCAATGCTCCTAGAGCTATTGGCATTATATCTGTTAACACCTTCAAAGAGAACTTTGAACTTCATGGCTGGCAACAGGATATTGGCAACGTAATACTTTGGAAAGAAAGGAATCCAGATAATGACCCTGGTCGAGCCATTCTTGTAAAAAGTTCAGAGCTAAGAGACTCAATTCGAGTTGTTAGGACAACTTCCAAATATGTAGTGGTTGGCACAAGAATACCATATGCCAAATTACACAATGAGGGCTTTATTGGTGGTGTTGGAGTTCGAGGGTTTCACCGAACCAGAAAAGGGCAACGTGAACAGGTAAGACCATTCAATCGACGTGTTAAAATGCCAAAAAGACAATTCATCGGATACAGCCTTACCCTGAAAAAGCGAATTGATAAATGGTTTATAAACGAAATTAAAAAAGCTTTTAAACAATGACAAAATCTAAATACTTCCGCATCGAGGAACTGGTGCCGCCAGAAACATTTAAAGCCCTTGGTCAACAAGCCTGGCAATTAATCGACCAGGATTTTGCAAACCTACTAGATGCCCTTCGCGAGCATTTCAACAAGCCGATGATCATCAATAATTGGCACAAAGGTGGTTCTTACAAATACAGAGGTTTCAGACCTGCTGGTTGTAAAGTTGGAAAACCAACAAGCCAACACTACACGAAGCCTTTAAACGCTGTTGACTTTGACGTGGTTGGCATGACTGACTTAGAAGTTAAAAAATCTATCATTGAGAATGAGTCCAAATTCTTAAAGCTAGGTCTTACCCGGATGGAGTCTCAAGAGGATGCTTCCACCTGGACACACATAGATCGGAAACCTACCGGATTATCCTACATCAAAATATTTCGAGCTTAATGAAAGCGCATTACCACCTATTAATGAATCGCCTTCGGAATGAAGTTGCCTCATTGAAAACTATTGACCTGGACAATGGCCAGTTTGAAAGTGAGCTGGATGATAATGTATTTTATCCGGCTTGCCTTGTATCCATTAATGTGCCTGACTGGCAGAATCAGGGCGATGGAACACAAGAAGGGAATGCCATTATCACGGTAAAGGTAGCAGCTGCCCAATATACCAGGACCGCGCAAGGACAAAACAACGTTCCAGGATTTGATGGTCTTGAATTTATGGACCTGGTGGATTCTGTCCACAACGCATTAAACAACTGGCAGATTCTTACATCCGCACCGGAACTTCAACTTACCGGTTCTCTTATGAGGACATCAAATGACCTACAGCCTAAACGATCTGCAGTTTGGTTGGAAGTAATGACATACGCGTGTTGGATTGTTGACCGGGCATTTGACCCAAATACAAATTACGTTGACGCTGCTCCTGTGGAACTTGATATTCAACAGGACCCTAATCTTATAAGTTAATCGGAGAAATTCTGATTAATAAAGTTCTTTGACATCTTGGCAAAATTAATAAAGCCGCCCTTAGTGGTGGGGCGGCTTTTATTTTAATCACCTTTTGAATCTTTGTTTCTCAAATAGCTTCTGACTAAAAAAGCTGTAATTACTGAAGCAGCACTGCCTACAATTATTGCAGCACCTTCGCCCGGATGACCAGCCTTTAAAAAACAAAGACCACAACAACAAACTATAGCAACTGAAAAAAATGCTAGAACCTGTCCAACAATAGTAGAAACTTGAAAAGTCCAAGTTATTCGACTTTCATTTGTTTGTCTCGCCTTTATTTCACTTTTAGCAATATCCATCCATTCTCGTGCCGCGCCTGGTACAACTTCCTCATACTTTTTTAAGGTTTCAGGATCAGGCAAAACGCTTTCATAGGATGTCATTTCGACCGAATTATCCGGTCGTTTAACTGCATTTTGCTTTTTATGATTAGGTTGACTCAATTTATAACCTTTGAAGTCCGGTTAAAGTTCCTATAGGCTATCCAGTAGCCGCTATTAACCTTGTGTAAATCCTTAATAATAGATTCACGGCTAGTTCTTTTTTTAATTTCATAACTCTTAGATGCACTTGGATTATCCTGTAATCCAAAGAAATTAAAAAAACTGTCCCAAAGGATCGAGTTTTTAAAAATTGCATTCATAATTCTGAGTGGTTTTGGTTGGTTAAAAAGCGCCGCAAAAGTATTTCATTTTTGAAACGCCCGACAATTATACAACATATTTTATGTGCGGGTTACACATTTAACATTCGTTCACTCGAAACAAATAGCCCCCAACACCAATGCAAAAGCCCGTACATGCTCCTTTTTAATGGTAAACGGAGGATATTCAGGATTAGTACTTATGGCTGTAATTTCATCTGCAGCATCACCTGCCACCAGTTTTTTTATCACTGGTCCCTGCTCGGTGTCCAGTACATAAATTTTACCCCACTGCAGGAATTGTGGTTCCCGTACAAACTTGCAAGCCACTACGTCGCCGTGGTTGTACCTGGGCCGCATTGAATCACCTCGCAATCGAATAAAGAAATCGGCCTCCTTAAATTCCGGTACCACATAATACGTCATGTCAGTATCGCCGTAGGTCACCTCGCCTGCAGCATAGCCGGCCATAGCTTCAACTGGGATTAATGGTAAGTGCTTAAAACCTCCATTGATTCTGGTTTCCTTTCTATTTGAACCTTGCATTGAAAAACTTTCAGCACCAACGGCAGTTGCCTTTATCATATTGCCTCGGCCTGTTAATAGCCAGTCAGGATTTAAGTCAGGATTAGCAAGGACAATTTTCTCAATATAACTACTTCCAATATCCCTTTCCTCCCTAATCGCTTTTCCAATCAAACCATTTGACGCACCAATTTGCTTCTCAAAATGGTTAATTGAGACACCATTCTTATCTAAGAATAATTTTAATCTCGTTGATATTGAGCGCATTACGATATTTTTAAAGGACTATTGTCCTTGGTTAGGAATATTGTCTATTTTTGTCGAGCAAACAAAAGGCAAAATAACGACAAAAATGAAAGCTTTCGACAAACAACAACTAGAGCATGGAGATTTAACAAAAATCGCCAAGGTCACAGGATACTCTAAAGACTACGTAAACTGTGTGTTGACAGGCAAAAGGAGCGCTAAAAGCAAAGGCGGGAAACTCATTGTTGCAGCTTACTACCGCATTGTTGCAAATCACAAGCAAATGGATAAGCTGATTGCCGAAATCAGAAATAATGCCATCAACGACATCGAACCGGCACTTTATGGTCGTGAGAATTTTAGCAACACTCAAGTAGCTGCTTAAATTGAAACTGCAGGGTAACATATTGCTAATTGAGATTGCCGATATGGTAGCGGCTGGATGTGGAATTGCAAATACACTTCGAGTAAATGCCCAACGAACCAATAAATCAATTAAGGATGGTGGTAAAGTGTATATGGCATTAAACGATTTAAACGAAAACCACAAAGCCCAGTTAACTGCCAAGTTCGGCGACCTTTACGAATACGCTTCCAATGAGGCCATTCGCAAACAACTTCGATACGATCATAATGCAGCTGTATTTTATGCTGATTACCGAAAACCAAATGGCGATTCGCTAACTACTCAACAAATTGAAGGTTATACGCAGGCTGCAAAATGGCTTTCATTTCTAAATGCCAATTTAAAAAGTTACAAAGCTTTTGGCTTTAAAACCCTTTCAAGTTTCATTGAAGCTTGTATTAAAATCATCAAAGCCGATAACTGCCCACTTCCGGGTACTTACCGCAACCTTATGGCTGCAATTGACCGCTACCAAAAGGAAGGTTACATAAGCCTTATATCAGGCCGCGAAGGCAATTCTAATGCCAAGAAAATAGGCGCTGAAGCCGAGCAATGGCTTATCGCTCAATTCGCCCTCCCTATCAAAATACAAATACCGGCACTCACAACCCAATACAACCAGGAGTGTCTTAAACGCATGTGCCTTAATGGCAATGTAGTTACCACTACAGCAAGTGGTGCTGTTAAATGCAGCAACGGATGGTCCCCGCTATCCGAAGAGCGAATCGAACAGATTCTGTATTCGCCAGAAAACAAACGTATTTGGATGATAGGCCGTGATGGAGCGCATGTAGCTAAAGAGAAATTCCGTTACTTAATGAAAACCGAAATGCCAAAATGGAGAGACTCCTTATGGCTATCTGACGGTACCGGACTCAACTACAAAATTGCTGGTGGCGTTCTACAGCAAAACCTATACAAGGTAATTGATGTATTCAGCGAGGTAATCCTGGGATACGATGTATCACCATCAGAGGACCACGTGAGCCAGTACATGGCTTTTAAAATGGCTTTCAAAACCAGCCAGGCACGTCCTTATGAGCTGCGATACGATAACCAGGGAGGTCACAAAAAACTTGTATCTCAAGGCCTATTCGATAAGCTTGCCAAACTGCACTTCAATACGCAGCCTTACAATGGCAACAGTAAAACGATTGAAGGCATTAACAGCCGCTTCCAGCAGTATGTAATGCGCAACGACTGGTTCTACAATGGCCAGAACCGCACCGCAAAAACTCAACGAGCCAAGGCTAATATGGAATTCCTTATGGAAAACCAAAAGGCCCTACCAAGTTTAGCTGAAGCTAAATTGATACTGGCACAACGAGTAGCCGAGTGGAACAATGCGCCGCATCCGAAATTCCACGGACTAAGCCGACTTGAAGTATACCACGCATCTGTTAATCCTGAGCATACGCCAATCGACGACCTATCAATGATTGACTTGTTCTGGCTCGAAACCAAATGCCAATACAGAAATAGCGGCATTGCGATTCAGTACACAACCAATACTGCAGATGGTAAAAAGGAAAAACGCAAGTACGAATTTGAAGTGCTTAAAGACGGAATGCCTGATGCCGATTTCCTTCGCAAATACACTACTCAGGACTTCGTTGTTAAGTTCGATCCTGCCGACTTTAGTTATGTACGCCTCTATATAAGAGAGCAAAACGGCCTTCGCTTTGTCGACATAGCTGAACCACGAATCACGGTCGACTACGCTACTCAGGATGCTCGTCCTGGATCAAGAAAGCTATTAACTGAATTACTGGACTTCCAACGCAGCCAAATGGCAGAAGCAAAGGCACAGTTGACTGCTATTCGTGAAGCTACCGGCATTACTCCAGAAAAGCTAATCGACAAAACTCGCCGAGAGCTTGACGAACTTATGGGCCTAGTTGAACCAGCTCCATACAATGAAGATGGTGAACCGCTGGTACCTGTATCAAACAACAGCCTGGGGCAGTTCTTCAAAACAAACGATTCCCATGACTTCAACGAATGGGATGACGTCTACAGCAAAATTTAACCAAACATAAAACCACTCAGAAAAATGAACACCGCACAAAAAGAAAAAATCGCAACCCTGTTGAAAACACGGAAGGAAAACACAGGTGCTAGTCTTAATGACCTATCCGCTCAGATTGGTGGAGTTTCCGCAGGATATCTAAGCCAGATTTTAAACAGCAAATGGGAAGCCATTAGCGACGATATGTGGGCAAGAATTGGAGCCTTTGTAGGGTACACAAACGAGACCTGGAACCTGGTCGAAACCCGCAACTTTAAAATGCTTAGTTCATTGATCAAAGACAGTATGGATTTTGCTACCATTTATGGCATCACCGGTGAAGCCGGATGCGGAAAAACAAGCACCGCTTCGCATATTGCAGCCACAACTAAAGGAGTTTACCACGTAGTATGCGAGGAGCATTTGAATAAGACTCAGTTCCTACGCAAGATACTTCGCTCAATGGGTCGCTCAAGCGCTGATATGAGCGCTGTAGAAATGCTTGATGCTATTCAAACCCACCTTAATAGCCAAAACGGACAGGTATTAATATTGGATGAAGCTGACAAGCTTACCGACAATGTTTTCATCTACCTCGTAAGCCTAGCTAACAACTTGGAGGACCGCTGCGGATTGATCATTATGGCCACAAGCCACCTTTCAAAAAGGCTACGCCACGGTATTGAGTACAACAAGAAAGGGTACAATGAAATATGGAGCCGGATCGGTCGCCGATTCCTCAACCTGGAAGCACCTTCAGTAAAAGATATGATCGCAATCGCTAAGGCTAACGG